TTGATGATGGATAATAGAAGCCGCGCCATTTCCGTTCAAAGAACTTGTTGCTGTTCTATCTGAAGCAGAGTAACTAACTGTGATTCTATCACTGTTAATAAATTTACAATACAACGTAGGATAAGTAGTCTTGTCCCATCCTGTGATTAGATTGAAATCATCTACACGATTGTTTGGATCATTCTTTGTGAACACATCGTTTTCAGTTTGGTTTGCATTAAGCTGAACATCAATATAATTAAACTTCGCAGCTGCAGTATTGATGTCATCAATAATCCCAGTCATCTGCGGAGTGTCGATATAGTCTAATCGTTTAATAAATACGTCATCAACACCAATTGTTGTTATTTCTGGTTCAGTATAATAATACTGCTCTTGCCCTTCATCCCCTGTTAAAACAACAGTCGTCAATGCACTTAACTTCTCAGCAGTATCTGCTAAAGATGATCGCGATGCAGCGCCAGATGCTGGTGCTGTATACACTCCGTTTTCAGAAGCTGTGTCTTGATCCTTAGCAAGGACAGTCATCCCTTCAGTCAATGTAACGCCATTTAATACCTTACCCGCTTCTAGGTCTAGAGCAAGATCAACGTTATCGATTGTTGCTACGGTTACCTTTAAGGCTCCTGCTCCTGTAGAGCCGCCTCCGCCTGATCCTGACCCTTTCCCGAGCCCACCAATAAATACATTTGTCATTTAGTTCCCCTTTATTATAATATTAATATACAGCTGTTGTACCATTTCTTGAATACACAAAAACTGGATCAGTAATATCATCTAACGTTAAGTTACTGTCCGTATTACTCTGTGTAATAGATGTGATAAAGTACCCTGAATCAGGATCTACTGGAGCACCAGTAGCAGCACGATCTACGTATACTCTCATATGGTTATTTCCGACATTCTGAATTGTCAGTACTGTACTGTCAGGAACTATTTCTGTCCATGTATTCGTTACGCTTATTTTATTCACCTTGCACCTCCACTTTTACTGTGATATTAATTTCTGTACTCAATGTAAGATTGTTTGTATTATCAATAGCATCTTGCTTTGTTGCATACACTAAGTATTTTTGCCCGCCATTATTGCGGATAAAGAATGTGCAATTAGGCTCAAATACAACTGAATTTTCAAATACAATCTTATTTCCTGTTTCAAACAGCTGTGTGCCAGTTGGGAACTCAATCATATCATCAACGCTACTAATATTTACAATTGAAGCGATTGATTTAACCATAATGTCTACTTTTTCTATAAAAGAAACAAGGATATTGTTGTAGTTGTAAATTGTTGAAACATTATTTTCGTTGAATGATTGCCCCATAGCAAGCTCTGAGTACTCATTTTCTGTGACGTCGTATGTATCTTTGCAGTCCTGAATAAAATCTTCAGGCTTTTCTGCATAGTAATTAGCGTCAATTTTTGTTTGTAGTTCTGCTGGTGAATATTTAGTCATTATATTTTCCTTTCGTCTGTATATCCGTTAGTGTATAGAGTTGCTGTTCCTCCACCGAGAGACTGGCCTCTAAATTTAATCTGTCCAAGAGCGTTAACCAGGTAGCACACTTTTGACTCAACTGGTCTGTTGTTTTGTCCCTGATAATCGTTCGCATCTACTTCATTCATGTGGTAATCTGCTAAAGAGATAACTCCTGTTGCAGCGTCGCTACCATTTACAGCTGTTGATAGAATAACTTCCATACCATCATAAATAGATGGAACGTTTAAGTTAAATAATCCCCATGCAATAGTGAGAGCTCCAGAAGCTTCTGTCTTTCGTGCTGAATACGACACCTTTACGCCACCACCAGACTTTTCAACTGATATGAAATTATCAATCATTCCTGCGCCATTTGTTATAAACGCTCCAATACGACGTTTTGCATTAAATCCACCAGAGATGACTCCTGCGTCTGCAAAGATATTCCCACCGTTAACATCCGCATCATATGCTACATCATAAGCAAGTGTCGTTGTATTAAATATTCCGAATGGGAATAGAGATAGGTTATTAATTGTATCCATTGTATACTGATAAGCGCTATCATTTGCGTCACCAACAGTATACCAATCCAGTCCATCATCTCTGATGTACAATCCATTCATGACAGCATCTTGAGCGGCCACCTGGAAACTTTGATCTATTGTCATTGTAGAAATATCCCAAGGAGTGCTCATTAAATATTTGTAAACTCTATCTGTCTGGTTCCCAAGCATAAATATAGCTGTCCCATCAGGCTTCACGCGACAGCTTGTTGGAGCGGTGTCTTCTGGCGTCCCTTTGAACTGATTATGGACAAGCGTGGTAACGTCCCATGCGACGCCGAAGTCCCATTCGTCTATCCCATTCCCAGCATCGCCTGCTGTATATAACTTTGTCCCATCTGGAGAAATATCTATCCCTCTGCAGTCAGCTTCCTGCGCCCCTAGATCAAAAGTAGCTACAGATACAGCTGATGAAATATCCCATGCTACACCTAGTGTATATTGATCTAAATCATTCCCGCCATCATTAATAATATACATTTCTGTGCCATCTGGCTTGAGAGTAATGTCAAATGGAGCTGTCCCCTGCGCCGCTACAGAGAAAGCCTGCACAAAAACAGCTGTGCTAATGTCCCACGCTGTCGATAGAGTGTATTGGTAAACATTATTGTTTTGATCCCCAACAGTATACATTCCGAACCCATTTGGGTTAAAGAAGATCCCCTCAGGAGAATTATCCTCCACACTTACATTAAGAGCTTGTAGATAATCACTTGCTTCTATCCGCCATGACTGATCAACACCCGCTTTAATTAGTCCTCCGTTCCCACTTCCAATGGTGAATGGTGATTGAGTTGTTTTGTTAAACACTGGACCAGATATATTGGCCGCATCATCATCACTACGCGCTTTCATTGCTGTGTATGATATCTCTTGACCATTTACCCATGACGGAACTCCGCCGTCGATATATCCTTTGCTGAATACTTCTTGTCCCTGAGTAACATTGATAATTGTTTGCAGAATTTGGTCGTTTTGAAATTCATCAAAAGAAATGCCAGCTGCTGCGAATGCAGTCTTCCATTCATTCCACATTGAATTCATCAACCGATCGAGATCCTGCATCTTGAAATTCACATCGTCAGCATTAGCTGGTGTGTTTGGAACATATCCAGCTTCCTGCTCGATTTGAGTTAAATTATTTACCTGTCCGCTTTGAGCGAATAAAAAACTTGTATCTTTATCCTGCATATTATAATATCACCTTTAAATCTATTTCTGTGCCTTGAGGCGTTGGTATGTACGTTAGGATTTTGCGTTCCTCTAGATTTACACTACTTAAAGTATACTCAATTGTTACTTGATTTTCAATTACACTATATGTATAAACGAGCCCAGGCAATATCTCCCCTAGTATTTCAAGCAAGTTATTCAATGTTCTTGGTCGAACAGCAAAGAAAGAAAACATTCTAAGCACCTTGCGATAATTAGTGTCGCTCATTGGATTAAAGTCAGCGTATGTTAAAGCAGACGTATTCCAGTCATCTTGATTCCAGTCGAACTGGTTCCATACGGCGTTGTTGTATTTAATCAAAATAGGCCGACGAGCAGCTCCCATTAACTTTCCAATCAAGTCTAAAGAATAACCATTCACCGTTTCGTAGTCAGTTATATCCACTAGAAAGAAGTTTCTTATATAAGGCTTTAAGTCCTCATTAAATCCATTTAAATCAGACAGCTCATTGTACTGCCAAAATGTTGTGAAGTCAGTCATATAGCCTCCTACACAATGCTTATGTTATCTTCTGGCGTGATAGTAGGGTCTGCAATTATCTTCTCATCTGAAGCAGATGTCACGTCTATTACGCTTCCATCCACTGTAAGTGATGTGATGTTTGCCGTTCCAGTAACAATACTTACGATTAATCCGTAAACATCTTGATAGAACAATGTCCCACCGATAGGCACACGATCACACAAAAGAATAAACCCGTCAACAATCTGCTGGCGTTGATCAGCCGTAAGTCCTGTAATCAAAGTCACCTCTAACTCAAACGTAACTTGTTTTTGACTAGGACGTGTAAATTTAATGTCAATAGGGTTGTTGTTATAGTCAGGAATAGTTTCTGTTGTTGATCCAATTGTTATACATCCCATATCTAAGCTGTTCAGAATAGCGTTTGCAATCTCTATGTTGTCACCGCCATCAACAATAGCCTTTACCTGCCCCAAAGGGATAGATACGTCGCTATTCTTATCAAATACAATTGCGCTTGTGACATTTTCAACATCAAATATAGCGTTATTCATACGCTGCGTTCCGCCTAATCCGTTACCACCAGTCACTTGTTTTAAGCGCTGACGGTAAGCAAAGTCGCTCTCCGCTGGGAAACCATCTATAAATGCTGTGATTTCCATGTCTAGTATCTGAGGAATGACATCAACTGGCTTCATCTTATCGCCAACCTCTATATCAATCTCTTCATAACTAATACTTGAAAGGCCAATTGATTTAGGGCTAGCATCTATTAATGTGTCACTTAGGATTTCAAAGATAACGCTCTCATCTTTATTTAAGACAAAGCGTGATCCGCTCACAAGCGTGTATGGTGTCGATGAGCTGGTAACGTCTGTTGTGACCGTCGTTGGAACAAACGCAATACGCTCTAATCCAATGATCTTTCCAAGCTTGTCTAGATCAAGCCCTGATGCGCTGTCTAGATCAAATGAGTTGTACACAGCCTGTGTGTCTTTTTGGAATTCGTCTAGTAGGTATGCATGCATAAGAGCGAACTGCCCCATAGGAGCTTCGCTATCAACATTTAAGCCAGTGAAATTGTCTGTAATAAATGTCTTGTAGTCACTAATCAATTGCTCGATATCGGTTAATTGATATCCTTTATCATTTACTTTTGTCACACTGTTACCTCAACTGTTAATTCTTCTTTATTATACACAAAAGACACGCCGATTATCAATTTCTCTTTTTCCTGTGCGATCTGAATGTCAATCACCTCTTGAACGCCTTCGACAAGAAGCACGTTACGAAGCACTTCTGAATAGATATCGCTTGTTGTTGCACGCTCATTAAACATCACTCCCTGCAAGTCAAGGCCCTTCACAATGTCCTGGAAATCTTCCCCAGTTACCGTGAGCAATCTTTCTTCTACCTTACGTATAATGAAGTCTCTGTCTTTCTGTGTGTACACGAATTTGCCATCCTCAATAAGGAGTAGGTCGTCTTTTATAATTATGTCTTTAGTACTCATATCTTTAGATCCTCATCTTTTGCAGGAGTTATGTCCGATACAATTGGCAACGCTTTTGTTGCGTCATAAGCAGGAACTGCTGCTGCTATTTTTGTAAGCTCTGCATTTATATCAAGAACAAGCTTATCGTAAAGCGCTTTAAATATATTAAATAGCAATGCATTATCTGTTGCATCGTTTATCTGCGTCTCGCCTGTTGGTTTAATTATAACATTTCCACCATCAATCTCAACTTTCGCATCTTCATTTGATAATGATAAAGCCGTTTGCGACACTCCTGACGTATCATCATAATCAGTGAATACACCACCGAAATAAACGGCGCTGTCAATATCAAATATCTGTGAGTAAGCAGTTCCCTGACCACTCTTAAACTCTCGCATTGATTTAGTGCTAAGAAAAACAAGCCCTTTATCCCCAACTGCGACAGGCATGTTGATTAATGATAATCCCGCTTTCAGGTACATAATGGGAACATCAAGTACATCTGGAAAAGAAAATTCTGATGTGTCATCAACAAGTATCTTAACTTCGACCCGCGTCCCGTTTAACGTCTTTACCTCACATGGATACATTGTGTTTATTGCTCGCATTTCATTCCGAATAAGGCGCTGCACTTCTTTCACTTGCTTATTACTCATTATGCTAATCCTCCTAAACGCTGTCCCTCTATATCCATATTAAAAGCCTCTCCTCTTGTATCAAGGCTGTATCTTATGTCGAATGTTCTAAACTGAACATTCTCGATTCCTCTAAGGCTATTTTCTAAAGCATCAGAAGAGAATGATTTGTCTGTGTCACTCATTGCAATTCTTGCGTACTTGTTCGTAACGCGGAAAAGCTTCCCTATACGCACGGAAGGGTTAAACATCATCGTGAAGTTTATCTTGACACCAAAGTCAGTGTATGACGGTATAGATAAAATCCCATCACTGGAATCGAGGTCTATTGTGCCTTTTGAAGCAGCTCCAACACCTGTACCAGTTGACACTATAATACTTCCGCTCTGCTCATAATACTCAAAGCTGTGTATGGACGCAAGCTTGCTCATGCGCTCATATATATTCCCTCTCAAAGAGATATTTGACACGCTCTTTCCAGCCAGGCCAGCATCATCAAACGATACTGAATAACCGAATGTTTCAGCCTGGTCGGTTATAACAGATGTTATAGTTGCTGCGCTATACGACTTCGGTTCTTTCTTTTTCATTCCAGCGCTAACGAAATAGATTTTTGTTATTACGTCTGTTCCTATTCTTATTATTTCAAGATAGCTTTTTCTTGCACGCACAATCTGCCCGCGTCCGCCAGATGACCACCCCGCAAACACATCCACACTATATTCTCTGGCATCTTGAAGAGATTTAACAGATGACTCACTAAGGTTATAAATACTTATAGATCCCTGTGTGTACGCACTCCTCTCAAGCTGTGCGTCAATAACAATTCTTGGCTGATCCTCACGTCGTTCATCATAGCTACTTTCAAATGATCTTCCTAATTCAGGAAAGTCAACCCTTACATATCTTCCAAAGAAACTCATGGCTACTCCTCATACACTAAGTATGCTTCACTTAAATCCTGCTCCCCATAAAACGTTAGGCTCTTTCCAAGATCAAGCAACTTCATGTTATATAAAAGGTCACATCCATTTACTAGGTTGCGCCCGCCAAGAACCATCTCATCATTTTCAAATAAGCTAATATGGTAATTCCCAAAATCTCCATTTCGCTTAATCTCAAAATTAATCTCTCTGTTGTTTAAGTTAAACGAGCCGTCTTGTTCGCTTTGTGAAAGTGTATATAATATCATATGCCAAACCTCCCAAGAACATCATCAAGCTTCCCTTGAAGCTCTTCTTTTCCAAGAAATCCATTCTGTCTAGGATCCGAACCGAGAAGATTATTATCATTCCCGCCGAAACGCAACAGCTCTTTCAAGTTAAGCTCAATAACAGCGCCGCCATAGTTGTCCACAGCCATCGTTCTATTTATAGATTCGATCTGTAGGTTTTTGTAAACACGGTCACGTGTTATAATCTCTACTTGCTTAAAATTCTGGTGCAGGTCAATAAGTTTATTATACACTTTTGAGCTTCTTATCGTCCCAGCAGATGATCCGTCAATGAGGTCTAATCCAAGTGATTGAAGCGCTGCCTGCACACTCCCCTGAAAGTCTGTCCCAGTAAGAAAGTCTGCTCTGAATTCTTTTACCTGATCAATAACGCTTGCAATAAACCCAGTCTCACCAGTAATAACAACCGCTTTAATTGATACAGGATTACGGTATATGTTGTCAGATAGATTAGCACCAAACTCAACTGGATTATCCGATATTGTATTTGAGAATGCAAATGACTGCTCCTCAAATGCACCGATATCAAGAGAGTATTTTGTTCCATCGTTTTCTATATAGTAAAGCTTCCGAAACTTATTCAGATTTAGTTTATCCCGCAAAAAACGTATAGTTGCATCAATCGCCATCTATTTCTCCAGCTCGTTATTCACAACAAGGAATTCTTTCCCTTCATCTGTGCTGTTTACCATTACGTTATTCGTTATATTATTTGTTATGCTTTTGACAAGCCCTGCTCCAAATTTAGCAAACGCTCCTCCTGGAACTAATCCTGTGGCAGCTCCTAGAGCAATATCTTCTTTAGATTTCTTTTGCAACTCCTTAGATGCTTCGCTTAGAACAACTGCTCCACCACCAATGCCTGCTCCAACAACGGGTCCTGCTCCAGGAATGAAAGCTCCTAGAGAGGCACCCGCGAGAGCTCCCTTTGCTATATCACCAGCAGCCTTAACGTCTTCACTCTTGTCCTCACCAAGCCAGTCAGCAAGCTTATTAATCAAAGGAGTTACCTTAACCGCAAGGTCAAGCAACGCTGCGCCTAGTTTATCCATAGCAATGCTAAGCTTTCCTAAATCAGCAGAAAGCTTCTTTTCTTGATTAATCAAATTCTTTATATCTGCAGATCCCTTGATAGCGATCTGTCTATTTGCCTGAAATTCTGTTTCTGGACGTCTAAGATAATCTGTTTGCGCCAGACCAAGGCCTAACTCAGTAGCGCTTGTGCTGAAGTCTTTATGACCTACCTTCGCACGAAGCTTAGTGATCAAGTCATTAACATTTTTCACTGCAGTCATGTCAATATCTAGGCGACCAAATGGAGACGCGCCTGTTCCACGCGCCTGGAACGTCTTAAGTCGCTCACCAAGATTAGAGACAAGTGCGTTACCCGCATCTGCCTCATACCCCAATTGGCGAAACTCAAGCCCGATCTGTCGAACGAATTTCGCAGACGTGCCTGTTTGTTTAGCAATAGCATTTATTTCACGGAATTGATTAGCGAAAGCCTTTGCGCCAGTTACTAACCCAGCTACACCAGCACCAGCAGCAGCAGTTCCTTTAGCGAACGTGCCGACGCCTTTATTTACTTTGTCTAAGTTTGTTTTAACGGCTAAGTCGTAATAAAAACCACCAGCAAAATCAGCCATTACTCTTCTCCATTAAATAATTTTCACCCTTAAGATAAAGCTTGTAATTGTCTACCAGCTCTTTCATCTTAAAGATATCAATAGTTCCGTTGTATAGATCAGAAAGCTGGACAAATCCTTTAAAGACTAAGTAGTACTTAAAGAAGTTAAAGCCTTCCGTAATCTTAGAATAGTTATCTAGTCTAGGACTACTCCCTGATCGCTCATAAAACCCCCGAAAGCCTCCAAGAACCACTTACTAGATGACACAGATACAGCAAGCATCTTTTGGAATTTATCATCAACCATAGAACCATTTTTCCAGATCAAGAATTCCTTCTCGCCTTCAATCTCTGTAATAGTGATTTTATCTTTGATGAAATTCCATACTTTAGATAACTTTGGCACTGCCATTCCGTCAACATAAGAGTAGAATGTCCCGATACTATCCAAAAGCTCCAACTGTTTGTCGAAGCTAATGTCTAGCTGATATTGAAATTCATATTTATCTTTCTTGCCTTCGAGTAAGCTCATTAGATGCTTCCTTTCACATAGTCAATTAACGTAATACGGTATGTTTTATAATCTGGATTTGTTGATTTCTGGCGTGCATTCACAACTTTAAAGAAAGCTTTATCTGATGTGAACTTAAGGCTTGAATCATAATCTTTAAATAAAACAACTAACGCATCAAGCGGTTGATCAAATGTAAAGTTAGCTAGCTTGTTGTCGATTTCACTAAATGGAACGATTGTGAACTCAATATAGATCAAACGGTTTGCATTTTGGAAAACTTCTCCGCTTCCATCCACACCTAGTTTTTCTTCCATACGGTTTGTATCAACAAATCCATACTCAATCGCAGTCCCTTCAATAGTGAAGTTAGTGATATTAATCTTTTCTGAAGCAACACTTACCGTTCCTGGTAAAGTTAAGATCAGGTCGTTATTAACAGCACTTCTCATTGTATTAGTAGCCATATCTTACACCTCCACTTGTAATGTAATGTCAAACGAAGTTACTGAATATTTAGGTAACACGCGAATGACGATTTCTTTTAAGTTTCCAGCAAGCTTATCAGCAGCTGTTGCGTCCGATAAGGCAGGCATCTGAATCTTGTATCCAAATGGGAATAGCTCACCATCAGCAGTTACGCCGTTGTCAGCCAAGATTCCACCGCGCAAGTACTCTTGCATATTGCGATCTAGTTCTTGCTCAACAAGCCCGTATCCAGTGCGATCGAACCCGATAATAGCTTCGTTCTTTAACAATTCAGCCAATGACACAGTTAAGTTATAGCTCATGTAATCGATTGTGATGATATCTAAGAAAGAATCTCCACTTACGTTGCGTGAGTTCAGACCATACCAGTTATTGTCTTTAATTGTTGTTGTTGCTGTGTAATAGTTATAATTCTTTTCAATCAATTTACCAATATTGCTATCAGTCAATCCATTAACAGTGATATTGTTTAACTCTTTCTTTGCAGGTTGATTTTTACCGCGTGTAGCAGTGTAGTCAACGCCAGATAAGAACCCTGAAACAGCAGCACTTAAGTACTCATTTTCTCCACCAGGCTTGTGAGCGTAGTTTGCAAATGAATGAGTGATGCTCTTAGCAGCCAATACAGATGTCAAGTCAGTTGTGATACCTAAGTCATAAGCATCAACATTTGTGTACTCGAAATTACACATATACCAGTTGTCTTTATAAAGCTCAACAGTATCTGCAATAACTTCTTTTTGATCTGTTGTGAAATTCTCATCAGAAGAGATCAAGTAGTAATCCTCTGGCTTAACTAGCGCGTCATCATGCAATACAGTAGCAAGATCTTCAGCACCAATAGTGATGTCTACCTTTAATACCCACATGTATGGAGGCGTTGTGCCGTAAGCACCGTTTAAGAAATAAGACTTAGCAAATCGCTCTGACTCTGTGTTGCTACCCAAGGCATCAACAACTTCTTGATAACTTGAATATTTAACCAAGCGGTCATTAGCGTCCGCTGGCACTGCATCAATAATAAATAATGCCTTTCCGAAAGTTTTACGTTCTAAAACAATTGGACTGATGCTTGAGACATTAATGGTACGACGTATACTTTCCATTTAGCATTCTCCTTGAATTTCGAATTCTACGTTTTTAATTATATAATTTTCACTTCCAATTGTACGGTACACGAACTGCACGGTCAATGGTAACGAAAATCGCTTTTTATACAGACTATTCTCTAAGTCAGTATTGTTTTGGACAGTTCCATAGTTAAGAATACCCAATCCATTATCATAGAAATTGTCATCATAATTATTCAGAACCTCCATAATCTTTTGAAGATGCACCTCTGCTCCCTCGCCGTAGCAATCTAGAACAACATCTATCTGATAATTTGTATCTGTGACATCTGAATACTTATCAACAACGCTTGGATCTTCTTGGATATAGCGGACGCCATGCCCCCACACCTTCTTATCGTCCTCACGAAATGTTAAAAGGTCCTTGTTCTTAAGGATACTATCACGCTGCTCTTTTGAATATGTGAAAACATTGTAATATTCACGAACATCAACGACATTCGTATCTACAATTGATCGCAAAGCATTCATTAATTCAACTTCAATCATCTTTTCACCACTATAGCATTAATAGATCCAACCATCTCACCTTGATCGACGAGCGGCTTTGAACTTCCCTTTTTACTCACAGTAGACGGGGCATTCTGAACCCAACTACCACTTATCACATTATCTTTAGCATAATTCTCTAAAGGCAATGCTACATTCTTCATCATTACACGCTTGACATCACTATTCTTAAGAGTCCCTTGCGAGAATTTCTCCCCCTTAAGCTCCTCTAATGCGCGCTTTGTATCAGCGCTAATCTTCTCAGAGTATCTGCGTCTAACGGTACTTAGAAACGGTCTGGCAGGTATATTCTGTGAGAAACTCCCATCGTGATTAACACGTGCATACTCCTCAATCGACTGCCCTTCTTTATTAGTCCCTTTAGGAACGCCGAATGCAACCGTGAAATCTGAAACCTTAGCCAAGTCATTAAGATCCTGCTGAATGACGTCACGCATCTTATCAACAAGCCCCTTCATGTCATTGCTTTTATATTTCATCTTCGTTTAAATACTCCAGTGAATAACGGTAACCGTATCCATTTCTTTTTGAGCGATCCATAACCTCTGTCACACGATAATAATTATCCTGCCAGATGACACGGTCACTACAATTTTCTGCATCGTAAAAGTTAAGGCGACGCTGTAAATAAAGATTTGCAGTCTTCACCAGCGTCTTGCCTTGAACCTTTTCGTTAGCCGTCGGTATAATAACCTTCTTCGGTAGAAGTTTCTTAGCACCGAGCTCTTTTTTTAAAAACCCATTGTCATCAGTAACGTTTACCTGAACCAAATAAACCTTGTCATTTGGATCATTGAAAAATTTAGAATTAACAAATGCGCTTAACATTAAACTACTCCAATATAAGGTGTATGTGCTTGATACTGTTTATATTTATCCAATATCTCAATCCCATTAGGGAGAGTGGATAAAAACTGCTCGAATGGTTGACTAATGTCAATACCAAGTCGTTCAGATTCAAACGAAATACTCATATCACCAACACTCTTTGATCCTTCTGTTCGAGACAGAGGTTTTGGAGCTATAATAATGCGGTCTGGTGGGGGAACTTGCGTAAACTCGTCTTCATAATCTGTGATGCTATACGCTTCAAGCATTCCCACCAGAAGTTCTGTCATCCAGTAGTGATCATCTATATCATGATCTAAAAACATTTTAATTAACCCATAACGAGGCATTCTCACCGCTTTTTGATAAAGCTGGTTAAGAACCCAGTCTGGGACGAACTTGTACCGATCAGCGTACATCTTATAGTCTGTCTGGTCTTTAACATCTGCGATAACCAGCGACTGCTTCTCAGCAATTAGTCGCTTGATCTCATCGTTGCCCAAAGAGTCGTTATTGATTTGATAATCATTCAAATCACGCTCATCAGTGTAGTTTAAACGTTCGTAATTATCCGTCATTCTTTTTTTTGCGCTTCTTTTTAATAGGCTCGATAACAAGACCAACAAAGCCCTGTACATGTACTGCCTGTTCTGCAGTTAGCTCAAACTCATCTCCAGCTTGCACGTCAATTTTAAACGCTGGGAATGCTACTGCTTTTAATGCTTTAAATTTCATTACTTTATCCTTTTAAAAATAAGAGGGCGAGCTAACCCGCCCCCTAAACAACAATTAAACGTTGTCGATGTATCCAAAAGCACCGCTATTGATAACAATCAATCCTGAAGTACGGAATGTAGCTTTTTCAGATTGTTCGTCAAATTTAGTGTCTGAGTACATTGATAGACCATTTGGCATACCATAGAACATGTTTTCTGATGATGTATTCATAAGAATAGCACGATCAACACCCGCTGCACCAGCTTCTTTCAAAGGAGCGTATGCGTAGAATGTTAGGTTCAACATTTTTTCTAAGTATTCTTTAACAGTCATGTTAAAGTATCCTGAGTTTTTCATCAATGTTTTCAATTCTGAATATTGCTTAACAGGTAAAACACAAACGTTTGGAGTAAATTCCCCATCGTTCTTTTCACCGTTAGCTTCCATTGTTGAAATAACATCTAAGAATAAGTCATAGATTTCTGTTGTATCACCAGCTAAGATCAAAGCAGACAATGTTGAAGCAGATGTTTTAACATAAGATCCTGGAACACCAGAAGCTTTATATTTAGAAACAGATTTTCCTGCATTGTCAGTTCCAGCAAAAATAACGTTGTTCATTGTTTTAACGAATGAAACGTACATTGCGCGAAGGCGACGTTCTGGAAGAGCGTATCCTTTAGCTAAAGCAACAGCCAATTCACGTAAAGAAACACTTTCTAAATAAGCGTTCAATGTGTGGATAGGATATGCTTCTGCACCATGTTTTGTTGAAACGATTGAGTTTGAAGACCCTTTGTCTACAGCTTGTGTAAATCCGCCTTTGTAGTCAATGAATTTGTAGATGATTGATTCATCATTTGATCCATCGCCATCAGCAGTCAAGATTTCCATCCATGGTTGGTTAGCTTGTGGGCGCTCAAACAAACGTTGAGACACTTTAACAAGTTCATATTCAACATATGGCATGTTATCTTTGATTACACCTGAATCAGATACTTCAATTCCAAATTTTGAAATTGTTTCTGCATCAGAGATTGACAAAGCGTTTTTCTTTTCGATTGCAATGTCACCATCTTTGATAACTTTGCAAACACCTTTAGCGATACTGTCGATAAAGCTTTTTTGTAAGTGATTTAATTCTTTCATTATTACAGTCTCCTATTATTTGAACTTGATACGTACAGTATTGCCTTCAACAGCTTCTGCTACAAAAGTTTGAGCTTCGCCGCCAACAGCTTTAATGATTTGACCAGCTGAGAATGTTACTGTATCAGTAGCAACGATTACTTCCGCAGGCTTCATTTCACAATCAATAATAGCTTGGCCCAAAACAACCGCAGGGATCGCTTTTGCAAAGTCAGTTACTTGATATGTGCTATCTGTAAGTCCTAAGTGTGATTTTGAAATAACGTGTGTTGCGTTATCAGTTGCAAGTGTTACGGTTCCAGCAGCATCGATGTTTACACCTTGACCAGCTTTAAGTGGTGTTGGTAAGTCTACAACTGCTTCAACCATTGGTTTAGAGATTCCAGTCAATGGAGCATATGCACCGTTGTTTAGAATTTCTTGAATGTTAGCGCTATCATATAATGCCATAATTCAGTCCTTTTAGTTTTATATTTGGTTATTATTTAAACATCCGCCCTAAAATGCTTTTTCCTTCTTTTGAAGCTTTTTTGTCTTCAGTCTTTACGCCCCAGTTGTTCCATCCGTCTTTAACCTGTGGTTTAAGTGCGAGTGAAATCAATCCAGTGCGATCAGAATCAGATACTTCTTCCAGTCCGAAAATTTCTTTTAGTTTAGTGTCAATTACTTCACAAGGCTTCTTTCCAATTAAATCAGCCGCCTTCAAATGACCTGCATCTACAAATTTCAATGCAATCTGTCCTTTTTGAAATGCCATGTCGATTCCTTTATCAACAAGCTCTTGTTCTTTTGCCGCAGACTCCTCTTTAGCTTCTTCTGTTTCCGCCACTTCTTCTGTTTTTTCTGTTTCCGCATCAGTTGCTTCTACAGTTTCTTCAGTTTTTTCAGCTTCTACAATCACTTCTTCTTCAGCCACTGCTTCAGATTTAGTTTCTTCTAACTTCGCCTCAGCGTCAGCAAGTTTTGCTTCCAAAACTTCTTTCTCTGCTTGCAAGTCAGCATTCTTTTGCTTAAGTTCCATGCTTAATTCCTCCATAATTAGTTTCTTAAAATCAGCATCTTTGATTTTACAAGTTGTTCCACAACGGCCATTAGCAACAATCGCCACGTGATTTACATCTGTAACATCCATTATAAATGAATACTCAGGATTTTCAACCTTCCTAATTTCTGCCCGAGATCCTAAAGAGACCTCTGACCCTTGGTCGATTAAATCTTTAACGTCAGCACTTAAGCCAACCATTTCACCCTCAACAACATTACATCCATCCTTCACAGATAGTTCGCACTTTCCTACGCCGCCGCGCTTGAAAGACTTAGTGTCATCAAGATTGACGAAATTCTTAGGGTGCTCGATTGTTACTGGGATACATCCATGCTCATTGATTTTATCACGTACAGTAGTGCACGATTCAGTCGAGCGCATTACGTTGTAGATATTCATATCACCTGGAATGCCAATTTCTTCACCTAAATACTTATAAATACCATCACGTGCGATCGTAACTTTCTTCTTGCTCGCGTCGATAGTTAATTTATCTTTAATGTAAATCATTATGCTGCTCCATACTTTTTAAAATAGCGCTCTTCAAACTTAGCCTTAGATCTATTGAAGATGCTTCGGAAGTAAATAAATTCTTCTTTGAATGCTGATTTGCTAAGCTTTGACTGTAGTCTTGCTGCTTCCTTGATGTATTTGCAAGATCTCTTATAGTCCGAGCAATGCCGCAGCCTTACATGCAGTTCAAATAACCTAAACCCATCTCTTTTCATTTACTTTCCTTCTATTACGTATTCAAGATAACATCTACATCTTATTGGAAGTGATGGCCACGTATATACACCATCTACCATTAATCCTTTTTTCAAGTCGAATACCTTTCCGTCAGCTTTTCTATGACTTTCACGTACCCGCTCGTCTTTCATTGTGCGCCAAACGCCTTTTTTTACACCAAGGTCGTCGCCACGCTTAACATTCATTGTTCCTATTAGGTTGCCAGACTCATTGCGAGCAATTAGCTTTGCCTTCCTGTTGTCTACCCCCGCACGCTCTTTAATCTCTTTCACAAGATTGGAATACGAGCCACCTTCAACATAATTCTGTCTTACAGCACCCTTAAGCCAAGAAGCAACGTCATTTCCGTACTTCTCTATGTACATCTCTGCATTATCACCTAAAAGACTGACAGTTTCAATATCACCCTTCATTAATTGACGGATATTTATACCGAAATCAACCTTAGCCGTATTCTTCTGGAACGACCGATTGAAATACTTATACAAACGTTCCGTATAAATAGAGGCAATGACATTCGATCGTCTAACGATTTTATCAACCGCTTTATCAAAGGCGGATATTTGCGTTGAGCGTGAATCGGAAAAGTCCTTTAGATCCACATTCTTTCGAAATACTCGATATATATCACCCGCCATTTTACGGATAGAGCGGTAATATTCAGCCTCGATCTTCTTAGGATGCTTTACGCCCTTGATCGTTTTCATCCTCTTCCCCTTCTTGCGGTGTGTCTATTTCATTCAATTCATTAATACGCTTTTTCTGCTCATCATACTGTTCAGGAGTAATAACGTTCTTATCAAGTAAGTACATTAGGCCTTCTTCACTATCCACATCTTGTAAATTGATTGAGTTTTCGATAGCCTGCTTATCATAATTTACCTCATCAATTGGAGACATGACGCGGAGCGAATTATACTCAAGATTAAAAGCAACCTCTTCACCAAAGAACTTAAATAAAGCTATCTCTATGATCTCTTCCATCTGAGGCTTTACCTGTTCTTGGTATTCTTCAATTGTTTCGATATTCATGTAAATATCTGACTCGCCAGTAGCATTCATACCATCTGGTGACGACCCCATAAGCTTAGTAGCTGAAAAACCAAATGCACCGATCAATGTCTTTAATGACAACTCAAGTACTTTCTCGTACTGAGCAACATTAAGATTAATAGCAGACGCGTCATCATCTTTATCAATTTGGATCATAGCTGTTGAATTAAGCCCTTTATTAATCAGTTCAAGAGATGAGAAAAACTGTGTAGCTTTTTCACGACTTCCAGAATTGATAGAATCGCGCAATTTATTGATCTTCATTGTGATAATGCCGTTTCTGAACGTACTATTCGCCAATGAGCTCATAATTACATCAGTCAGCTTAATTAGATCAAGGTTTGATTCAATCGTGCCGATACCTTGATACTTGTAATATTGTTGACGGCTATATGGAGGATGATCTCCAGCAAATGAAACAGCGAATGACGGAGACACTTGCCCAGCGGTTCCGATGGTCCATTGTGACGCGCCATCGATAATAGCAGTCCCTTCAATGTAGTTAGGGATTCCAAAATACTGTGTGTAAGGAATATTGAAAAGCTCTGTATCTTCAGATAGCTCATATTCACCTAATGGATCCTGCATCTCATCACGTTTGACGATTAATGCGCCACCATAGAGAAGCATTTCAAAGAATGCTTTCTTTACTGTTTCTTCATATTCAGAACGGAAGAACTTCCAAAAGTCATCTTCCTGTTCTTTATAAGAGCCCTCTAGATTAAGCTTGGCACCACTTTTAAAAACTTCTTTTACTGTTAATGTTATGCACTTCTTAACCCAAGGGTTATTCAGATATAGGTTTTCTAACTCGTATGGAGATATAATACGCTCTCCACGATAGATAACATTATCTGCATTCAATATATTTTTAGTGTGGAAGTTATTTGTTATGCTATTAGCACGGTTACTATTGCCCCGTAGCTGAAAAAAGCTGTCACGTACTTTATTTAAAAGCTTCATCCTATCCCCTTAAACTGTTCACAAACCCAAGCATCTCCGTAAAGTCGTATGTTGAGTTCTTATAATATTTTCCAAAAAGAGCAATCCCGTCTACGAATGTATCCACGAAGTCATCGTGCTTTACGTTAGGGAATGCATATAATTCAGCCATAATGTCATTATAACAGTCGATGCCCTCGTAAATCAATATGTTCTTTTCTTGGTCGTTAATAAACACAGAAGCGTCATTTGCGCGCTCCACCTTGTCCTTAATGCGCTTCATATGTTCACGAGTCTCTTCCTCTTTAGGCACATTTATGAATGAAGAATACCTTTGGAACCCCTGAAGCAATGTTATTCCACTTGCCTTTGGCTCAATCCATACATAATGTAATGTATCCTCATACTTCCGTAAACACGTCTCCAGCCATTGAGGGATGTCAATCGACGATATGCGTCGTCTAAACACATTCACAAGGTATAGCTTATCATCCTTTATCCCGAACACGCTACACACGGTATAATCATTTGTCTGTTTTTCACCATACGCCGTATCAGCTACTGCAAATGTCTTTTCAAATTCATCTGGCAGTCTATCAACATTCTCAAACCATGCCTTCTTAAAGATAGTCCCTCCATCCATAATAGGATCTTGCTGGTACTGCGCAAGAAAGTCAGCCTCGTTACGTTTAATTATTCTCAATCGTCGTTCATCATACATAGACGGCAGCTGCAGCACCTCATTCTTAAATAAAGGGGCCTTAATTGTTTTAAACTCATACTCCTCTTCAAGGAACGATGACATATCACCAATACAGATGCGTTGCTGCACATTAACAATAGGCGCATGAGGATTATTAGCACGGGTGACAAGAGTGTCAGAAAAGAAACTGTGCGTTTTTTCACGGATAACCATTGATGTCTTTACATCAGAAGGTTTGTCAATATCATCAAGGAATAGTCCGCCTGAGAAACCATTACTTCCGCGCACTCCAAAGCCAAGCCCTACGATCTGCCCGCCCAAAGGAGATAGATGGATCTTGGCCCCAGAAACCTTAATTAATGACGATGAAAACGTTGTTTTTTCTTCCTTTTGCGTCTTTTCATAGTACTCTCTGAAGTAGTCGTCTACAAATGATGTAGCCTTCTCCTCAGTAGAAGAAGAAAGATTGTACATAGCCTTAAATATTTCACTATTAAGTATCTTTGATATATTGTCAGAAACCTCGCGCAGCAGCTTTGCTGATTGAGAGGTGTATATAAACTCGCAGCTAGGGTTTTTTATAATGGCATAAACAATGAAATAACAACAGCTTATAGTCTTTCCAGCACGTGGACATATGTTTAGATTAAGGTACTGGACATCTTTATCACCTTTATATAGCCGATCAAATGCATTGAATATATTATCGTGCAGAGGCTCTCTAATAAATACACGCCCCTCTATTTGAGAGAACATAGCCATCATCCATACCTCAAACCCTTGTGATATCAATACCTTTCCAAGCTGAGCAGGTGTCAGAGCCATTCTTATTCGCCCTTAATCATCTTAGCGATAATATTTCCAGCCTCTGTAATTTGCTCGTCAGTTAATGTGACATCAGTATTCATATTTGTATTCACCGTTTCAATCACTTCACCAGGTTTTTGCCCCGCAGTATCCCTAAGCAACTCAAAAGCCTTAGCATCTCCATCAGATGCCTTTTTCATCTGCGCGAACAATATAAGCTCGCTCAGCGTCATATTAGAGGTCGCTTCGGGATAATGCTCTCTAATCGCTTCCACTTTATGCACAGGTGCCTTTAAATTGAGTATATCGGTTGCTAATTCACGTAGCTTCTTTTTTTCTCTCCGAACCTGACCAGATTTAATGCCACCTTTAGTGGTTATCGCTCGGAGCTCTTCCCGAGTTCTCTCGCTATTCGGAACAAGATTATCCTTTCCTGGCATTATCTTACTCCTTTAGTTTAAACCCTGCTTCAATCATCCCAAGCTCTATATTCTTAAGCATAATCTCATCAGAGAATTCAATATTCACAAACACCTTTCCAGAATCAGGAGAGAAAGAGACTTTGCAGTCCCCGACCATTTCCTCAACAATAGCGTTCCTTGAGCTGTAAACAGCATCAAGTATACTTAATAATATTTCTACATCCTTGTAGTCTATATGAAACTTTTTAAGGATATTTACAGCCTTTAATCTATTCCCGGCATTCATTATCTTACTACCCTCCTGTATAAATTAGGCGCTTGTTCCCGCACCTTTTTAAGAAATATTTTATCATCTTCCATAAGAGCCCATTGAATATCTTGCATAAGTTCAAGCTTAGCTTTTTTACCTCTGCTTTCAATGTACTCCTCTAAATCATTATGCGGTATGGAGAATATTCCATACATAAGCTTCCAAATAGCCTCTTTATCATTCTCGTGATCGTGTTTGCGACACTCTTCATTAAAAATAGTGTCTATTAATGTTTCACATTTAGAACACTCTTTCATAGAGTTAAGAATAGCCTCTGACTCGCATATTTCACATATGCCTTTTTTTCGACCTTGAGAATTTATTTCATGTTCTTTCTTTTTTTTGAGAAACTTCTTTAGATCTTTCCCATCAACAAGCATTTTATTAGAACGCCTAGCCCCAGTTAACTCTTTTAGACCCTCGCGTCTTATCCAGCATGTAGATACTGTCTTTATCGACCTATTAGTATTGAAGGCGATTTCCCGTACTGTGTACAGCTGGTTTTTATCTATCCATTTGTCTTTCCGCTTCATGGTTTGATTATAATAGATATGTTATGGCATGTCAAGGGGAGGAAGAGACGATGTGGTAAGTCGATAATAAAAGTAGAAAAAATATCCACCGCCCCTTCATGTTTAAACACTAGTGTATATTTAGTCAAAAATCAAGCATAAAAAAAGCAAAGTGTGGAGGCATGGAGGCAAAACTCAAGTCGTTGTGGGGGTATATATATTTCTTTTACTTTTACATAAAACATAACTCAATTTAAAAAAAGGCTCCATGCCTCCACAATAGCCGTTTATCAATGGTTTAATCTTCCACATTTGCCTCCACTGATCCTCCACAAAATACCTCCATCCTCCACATAACGCTCCACATACATAGATTTTTGGGTGAACAAAACTAGACCGAAGCGAGAGTGTGGAGGCAAGTGTGGAGGCAAAACGCTGTTTTGTGGAGGCAAAATGGAGGATGGCTCCACACAAAAATACATGAACAAAAAAACATTAAAAAATCGCTTGACTTTGGCTTCTTTTTAAACATATACTAATAGTCGGCAGAGGAGATGAGGGATGAAACATAAAATAAGTTGTTTACATTATATAAAAGATGTTATGGGCAAAAAGGTGGTCAATGGTCGCACGTCGTCATTGGAGCCTGGATCAACCAATATGACATCATTAAAGGTCGATCACGATTCATGGGTCGATTTCAAAACAGGTGACTGGGGCGATGTAATTGCCTTGATTGCCGCGCATCGCTTTGGCGGAGACAATAGCCAAGCATATAAACAATATTTAGAGATGACGGGTCAAGAGGTTAAGCCTCCTCAAGACACTGACAGCATGCAGCGCGACATTGCCAGATGGCACATGTCCATGCCTGAAAGCGGGCGTGAATATTTGCGTAGTCGTGGATTTACTGATGAGACGATAAATCTCTTGAAAATAGGCTACAATAATAATAGAATTATAATTCCTTGCTGGAGGAACGGACGAGTACATGGTCATATAGGCAGAGCCGTAAACAACCAAACTCCGAAGTACTTATACAGCAAGGGTAACAGCGTGCCTTTTGGCTTCAAGCCACCTCAGGCAGATCCTTTGCCAATAGTACTCTGCGAAGGCACGCTAGATTCCCTTACATTTATTCAAGAAGGCTATGAGTCGTATGCTGGGCACAACATATATTCAATGGCGAAGCTACATGATAAGATCGTGCTTGCGTTCGATAATGACGAGGCAGGGCAGAAATTCCTAGCAAAAGCTATTAAGTATTGCATCGATAAAGATTTTGAGGTGTGGCATAGCCCTGACTGTAAAGATATCAACGAGCACTATATGAAGCATGGGTCGTTAAAAGGACTCAAGAAAAAAAATGGCCTGCGTCACATTATAGAGAATGTAAAAGATTATATCGATGCTGAGAATATTATTAATGAAGGAGGCTTACGGTACGCACCTGACATAATGGCCCGCTTCCTATCTATGTGTAAGCAGAAAGGTATCGACACAAAAGGCCTTGATCGTAAGCCGACGCAGCATGAGATAGCGACTGAGGTTCTTAAGAGCCACAATATATCGTATCAGGATCAGGTTGGTTTCTATGAGTATTCATGTGGCTGCTGGCGCGAGCGTCGTAAAAACGACATCGAAGCGTATGTGTATGACGTTCTTAGCGAAAGCGTAACGGCTACAATGCTACGAAACGTTGTGACTGTTATCCAATCAATGACGCCGTCATACAGCGTGTTCAACAAGAAAGAAATATTTGTCTTCCAAAATGGGACACTGTGCCTAGAGAGTGGTGACTTCCTGCCACACGACGAGAGCGACATGTCGTCATTCCAGGCCGACTACTCGTACACACCAGACTGTGGTGTTGAGCGGACAGATTGGGAACGGTTCGTATATGACGTGGCTGGTGATGCTGATGACAAGTACTCATTGCTCCAACAGATTGCAGGGTACTGTCTGTTTAGTGACTGCAGGCTAGAGAAAGCGTTCTACTTTATCGGCAGTGGGGCTAATGGTAAATCTGTGTTCACTAAGTGCTTATCAGATGCCATCGGTGACAAGAACGTGTCTATGGTAAACCCTGATCGGTTCAAGAACGAGTTCGAGCCATTACGTCTTAAGAGCAGTATGCTTAATCTCGCGACAGAGGCTCCAAGTAGTGTGAGCAGCAGCATGTTTAAGAAGCTTGTGTCTGGGGAGAAAATCAGTGCTGCTAAAAAAGGTAAAGATGCCATCGAGTTCACGCCTCGGTGCAAACATATTCTGAACATGAACAGCTTTATGCTGAGCAACGATACGACAGATGGTTTCCTTCGGAGGTTGTGTATTGTTAAGTTCAATGAGAAATATATTGATGCTTGTGACGCTGGTACTGGTGACAAGATCAAAGAGATAGGGCTAGAGCGTAAGCTTGCTAAGAAGCCAAACGAGATATTCAACTGGATGTATGACGGATACAGAAAGCTGAAAGAAGCAGGATCATTTATTGTTCTTGAAGAACAGAAAGAGCTTATGGACGACTTCACGTCTGTTAATGATCCTATTAAGAATTTCGCCGAATCACTTAAGGCAAAACGCAGATCAGCATTTGATTTGTACGTTGACTACAAGGCTTGGTGTGATAATAATGGTGAGAAGCCATTAAGTAACAGGTTCTTTAGTGTCCAGTTCAAGCAGATATGGACATTTAAAAAAGAACGTGACGGTAATTTTTACTATAGAAAAGGAGACTAAAACAATGGGTAAGCATTATAAAAATAAAGAAGTACTGATACGTAAAATCATTCAGAATAACCCTGGCATTAAAGCTGCTGGCATCGGGGATAAGCTTGGTGTTGGCGATAATGTGATCACAAAGTCTATTAAAAAGATGAGTGATATCTTTCACAAAGGACAGTTTAAATACTATTGTTCTACCAAGCTTCCTTCTTTTCCGAAGGAAGAGATGCTGTTTAAGAAGATGACGAGAAACGAAGGAGTGTTTATTGTGCATACGCTCTCTGCAGAAGTTTCATCAGAAGATTTCTACGTTCCTATAAAGGTTAGAATAAGCAGTGTTAGCAATGCTGGTATATTTGTCGACGGTCTTGGACGTATACTAAGCAGCCTAGTTTACTTCACACGTGAAGAATGTCAGGAGGCTATTGATGCGAATAAAGAATCTTAATAAACGAACACGTCTTGATGGGTATATTGATAGACATGCTAAAGCAAGTGCAAGAAAGGCGATCCACGTTATCCGTGAGGCGAAGAGAAAGAGAGTAAATGAGATGATTGCTGAATGCGAAATGCTTATGAGTGACGCAACAAAACACTAAACAACACTAAGGAGAGAGAAAATGATATTAGAAGGAATTGAGTTTAACCAAATTACAAACGTAGGCAAAGGTAAGCGTGGCAAAAGCATAGAGACGCTTAAGGAAGTGGCTTATATTGACGTGCGTCCAGTCGTTCAAGATAACACGTTTGGCGCAAAAGAAAAACGTATTTTTATACCTTTATCAGAATACAATAAATACTATTCAATGATGTTTAAAAAGGTGTAAATCAGTAGGTTATAATTTTTATTGCATTAAGCATTGACATGCACAACCATGCATGCTAATATATTTACATAACAACGGCAAAGGATATAATAATGATATACACAAAACTACAACACGCGGTAGACACTGCTGTTAACGGCACGCTTGCTAAACAGGTGGCTGAGACAGATATGTTAGCGTTTAAACGAGAAAACCATCATCTGTATGCAAAGCAACGCGCTGAATATACTAGAGAGATGTACGTGTTCTATAAGGACGGTATGAAATATGAATACATCCCTGTTGGTGGGGATGTAAGAGTTATTGGAGGAAAGGAAAATGTATGATTGCGTCGAAAAGATAAATGATTATGTCGAGAAGGTTGTTTTTGAGGAAGCTTATAAATGCATATTGCCAAAGTTTGATGATGAAGGAAATATTGACGCAAAAGAACTTGTCGAAGACTTGTATAATAAGGTTCTTGCAAAGACGCATACTGGTGAGCATGCTGCTATCCTGTATGGGATACTTAAATGCTATGACGGATGGGATCGGAGCTGTGTTTTTGATGAGTTAAAACAATTAATAAGAAAAGGAAAATATAATGACTAATATTTATGACGCTATTAATCCTCCTGCTCGTCCACTAATAGACAAGAACAAGTTTATTCTAGGTATGAAGAGAATTAGCTTATACGTAATCTATAAAAGTCTACGTGAAAAGAAATGTATACAAGACATTCTTGATAAGAGGCAGGATTGGTTAATTGTCCTTCCATTATACACGTGTCAGGTTAAAGATAAATCTATAAAAAAGTATAAAGGAATTAAAATAATGACATATAAGAAATTTAAGGAGAAATATAATGACTAAATGCATTAAATGTGGAAGTAAAAATGTAACTGTAAAGAAGCAGGGTGTTGGTGGACTATGGCTATTGATTGGGCTATTGTTTTTCTTTCCATTGATGCTTCTTGGTATCATTGGATCAAAAAAGACAACTATTAAATGCAAGAAATGTAAATATACACAGGTGCTGTAATGTTTAAGATATCGCACTCTAAAGTATCAACGTATTTACGCTGCCTTCGTCGGTATGAGCTTGGGTATGTCCATGAGCTTAAGCCTATTAAGGATGCTAAGGCGTTAGAGGTTGGCCGTGAGTACCATGACCAGGTAGAGAGAGTTTTAAACGGACAGCAGTACGACAATGACAATGTTTTGACCCATGCTTTCAATAAATATATTCCGCATAATGACTGGAATATTCTTGAAACTGAGAAGGAATTTAAGTATAATTTAACAGACGATATAGTTATACATGGGTACATAGATGCTATTGCAGAGATTGACGGTGAGAAGTATATTGTTGAGCATAAGACGACATCAGATGCCGTTGACGAGAAGTATTGGGATAAGCTAAAGCTTGATAACCAAATCTTGATTTACGGTCTAGTAACAGGTATACGTAAGTTTATACACACAGCTGTCAAGAAGCCAACTATACGTCAACGTAAGAATGAGGCAGCAGAAGAATATCATCAGCGCTGTTTAGATTGGTATGATTGCAAAGAAAAATGTGATTATAAGCCGCTGACAAAAATGAATAGTGAGATAGAGGATAAGCGAAAAGAGCTTATCATGCTTGCAGAAGAAATGCGTGATCGCAAGTTCTTTCCACGGAATCCATCCGCTTGTCGCAGGATGAAGTGCCCATTTAGCGGAATATGCTTGAACGAATGTGTTGATGATGCTATTGGATATGTTAAGAAAGAAAAGAAAGTAGAGGTAGGGTTTTGAAAGACTATATGATTGAGATAAAGGTAAAGAATAATTACTTCATACAAAAAATGAACGAAAAAGGGTTTAAAACATCTGCTGAGTTATCCAGGGTTTCTGGAGTTACGCAAAATACTATAGGAGATTTTTTAAACCTTAAGTCAACTCCTTATAGCAAAATAACTGGTAAATTAAAAGATAGTATTATCAAGATAGAAGAGACTCTTGGATGCAAGTATACAGACCTGTTCCCTGTGAGACATATTGAAGAATGCTTTAATAGCAATTTTAATAAAATAGAAATGGACTTTGAAGAAGCTGTCCCTTTACTTGAGAGTCAGGGATATGATGGAGAGCATCAACTGATTTCCCGCGTTGGAAATGATGAGGTTAAGTCTTTATTATCAACCGCTTTATCTACTCTTACGCCAATGGAAGAAAACATAATAAGAAGAAGGTTCCTTGAAGGAGAAACGATAAAAGAAGCTAGCGATTATTTTAATATATCAAGGGCTCGAATCCAACAGATTGAAAATAGAGCTATAAGAAAAATGAGACACCCATCTAGATCAAGGGGGTTAAGAGATTTTTGCTAAACAAATTACGAAAGTGAATGCGGCACTTTCAAACTTAATCAACAACCGCGTAGGAGAAAAGTAAATGGAACTAGTAAAGAACTTACAGGCGAATGGGATATCTGTTCTAATGTATGCCGATTCAGGGAAGGGGAAAACAACTGCCTTAAGCATGTTGCCTGGAAAAACATTAATCATTGATGTTGACCGAGGGACATCTGTGCTCGGTGGAATGAACGCAAACGTAGACGTTGTACGTCTAAAGGATGACTTGTCTAATTTTAAAGAAATCATTGATGAGGTTAAAAAAGATTGCAAATGGGATAATATCTGTATTGATACTGTATCAGAGCTTGAAAAAGCAATGCTTACTCAATATGGTCGCACAGGAAAGAATGACGGAGCGCCAGAGATCGGTCACTATAGTAAAGTGGACTTTAAGCTTTCTGATTATATGCGTGAGCTGCGTAATCTTGTAGATAACGGCGTGAATATCGTTGTTACTGCATGGGAAAAAGTAATGGATGTAACGCTACCAAGCGGAGAAAAATATTCTCGCTTAATGCCACTTGTTCGCAAGCCTGCGGAAGTATGTGGGATGTTTGATATAGTTGCTCACATGGTTATAAAAGAGGAAGAGGACGGCACTCAAACACGTGGCTTTGTTCTTGACAGCAATACATTGGCCTTTGCTAAGGATCGCGTATGGAAACGCAAAGGATGCAAAGTAGAAGACTTAATACCAACAGCAGGAAATAAATAATGAAAACAATACATGATATTAAATGTGCTGATGACATGGTTGGGATTGCTGTACAGTATGATCCTGCGACTATAACTGATGATGAGAAGGAGCAGTTGAAAGGACTGTGTGCGTTGATGGAGGATAAAGAGTCTCGTCAGGTCGATTTTCAGTATGATGAGAAGTATCTAAGGCTAAACATTGATTGTGGCGACAACAGGGTTCTATGGACTTATACATCCAGTGATTCACTAAGCATCATCCATCTCAAAGATTTCCTTGGGAAGCCTAAGAAGATGAAACTAAGAAAATGGCTGGATTCTATGCCTAACGATGATCATGCTCCGTATTCTTTTTGCACAGAACAAGAGGCGAGCGAGTGGTTGAAAGAAAATCTAGACACAGATCAAGTTGGATACGTTGCACGCATCACTACTAAAATAACTAAAACATCACGATTTCAAATAAACAAATATAAAGGATAGGAATATGGATATTAAATTAACAAAAAAAGAAGTCTTAGGAATGATTGAAGGGATGAAAGAAAATGGTTTTAGAGCTGAGATGGAAATATCCTCATTTCTGATGGACCATTCTTATGAAATTACCATCGGATGCTTTTCGTCTAAAAAGTATGGGACTGAGACCTACTCTCTTTCTTTATTCAGAAACACAGTCGTTATGAGCAAAAAATCATATAAAGACATTTGGGACATTCTAAACCATGACTTTAAGAAATCTGAATCTATGACTAAAAAACTAGAAGGTGATTTTATCATGAGTGGATTGGATGCAATTAAAAAACTAGTAACAACTAAAAAAGGATAAATAAAATGACTAAATATACAGCACAAGAATCACAAGAACCAGAATATACACCATTAGCACCAGGAAATTACCGCGTGCGCGTAGCAGATGTAGAAGCTAAAGTTGCTCAAAGCGGAAACAAAATGTATAAATTTACGTTTGATGTTTCAGGATCTAACTCAAAGTTATTCTATCATTTTGTTTTCGTAAATAAAGTGCAGAAGAAAATCAACCAAATGAATAATTGCTTCGGGATGCCTTCTGACACAACAGAGTATGACGACGATGTAGCACCAGTATTTCTAAAGGGAAAGATTGGCGGAGTAGAAGTTGAGCATACTGAATACGAGGGCAAGACACAGGCAAGTGTTAAATGGCTATTATGGCGCTCAGAAGTGGACAAGCTTCCTGCTTGGAGTGAGGGGGCACAGCAGCCAGCGAATACCACAGCTGGTGGAGACATAGACGATAGCATCCCTTTTTAATCAATCGCAACAGCGAGGCTTCGGCCTCGCATCAATATAAGGACCGAATAATGAAATACTTTTTTTTAGGCATATTAAAGCTTGTTCTTTTGCCGCTCGTTGCATTAGCTCTTCTACTTTTCTCTATGTTTGTGATTGGCGGTGGTAATTGCAATGATTTTTATGATTCATTTTTAGGAAGCTTTATATTATGGTATATGAATGATTAATCTTTACCCACATCAGCAGACATTTATTAATGATATCCGTCTATCTCTTGCTAAGAATCGATCAATAATAGCATGCGCCAGTACTGGCCTTGGCAAAACAATAGTCGCGGCATGGATAGCAAAAAACACTAAAGGCAGTGTAATAATGACGGTTCATCGCCGTGAACTGAAACGACAGACTGTAAATACGTTTGATAAGTTTGGTGTTGAAGGCGCTGAGATTGAAACAATCCAGACGCTAACGAACAAAGAATTCACTCCTCCATCTGTTTTGATCGTAGATGAGTGTCACTTATCAATGGCCAAAACATGGAAAAGTGTTATTCAAAAATGCATTGATGCTGGAACCTATGTTATAGGGCTAACTGCTACACCATGCCGATTAGACGGTCAACCGCTTGGTGAGCTGTATAATGATATCGTATATGCAAAAGATATGAAATGGCTCATCAAGAATAAATATCTCTCAACATATAAATATATGGCGCCGCATATACCTAACATGCAGAGTGCAAAGAAAAGCATGGGGGACTATTCAAAGGCAAGCATCACTGAGATAATGGACGGCAAAGTGTTGAGCGACGCTATTGGTCATTATAGAAACGAGTGCAATGGAAAGCGTATCATAGCGTTTTGTGCAAGCATTGAGCATAGCAAGCATCTTGTTGAGGTGGCTCACAAGCAAGGCGTTAATGCTAATCATTTAGACGGAACTATGGGAGACAAAGAAAGACAGGCTGCTATTAAAAGTTTTGCTGCTCTAGGTGGAATTCTAAGCAATGTAAACATCTGCACAGAAGGATTCGATCTTGCCGCACAGATAGATAGTGATATAACGGTTGAAGGTGTTATTCTTCTTAGGCCGACGCAGTCACTTGCTCTCCATAGGCAGATGGTAGGACGGGCATTAAGAAAAAAGTATTATCCAGCAATCATTCTTGACATGGCAGGAAACTATGAAAGGCATGGCTTCCCAGATGACATGGTTTCGTGGTCTTTAAAAGGGAAAAATAAGCGCGATAGCGACACATTATCTATCCAGAGATGCCCAGATTGTTTTCATATACAGAAGCCATCACCCGTGTGTTCAATGTGTGGACATGTCTTTAAGGCGGATGGAAAAGTCATTGAGGAAATAGACGGCTGCTTGTATGCTATAGACAGCGAAACGTGGCATGACGCTAGGCGCAAAGAGCTTGCGAATGCAAAGACATACAAAGACTTTGCTGTGATAGGATCTAAGCGCGGATGGAAGGAAAAAGACATATACGCAGAGTACCGTAAGCATGGTGGAGAGTCGCTTAAGCAAAGCATTGATGGATGGGAAGAGATAGCAGATGCGCACGGGCACAGTAGGCAGTGGGCTAGTATTAAATATAATTATGTTAGGAGTCGACGATGAGTAAAGAGTTGCAATTAAAATTATCAGATTTACGAAAACTGGCAAGCGAATTAACTTCGATTGCCGCAAAAGAGCGGGGGCATAAGTCAAAAGATTTCCTAAAAAGAGAATATAAATTAATTAAAGATATAATCCCTGGGGACTATAAGTACGGAAGTTTTGAAATAATTATACCTCTTAAAAAAGAGAAGTATTTAGTGGTTGAAAAATATTCTAGCTATAAAATAAATTTTATGGGAAAGAGAATCTTAGAAACTGAAAGTTTTAAAGAGATTATTGGTGGGCTTAAAGTTTTAAAGGAATACCATGCATAAAAGCGAAAAACTTATTCAGCAAGAAGTCGAGCTATGGATGTCTAGCTTAGGCGGGAAGATCTTTACAAATGATAATGGGTATGGACGCAGAATGCATGACACGAGCCAGATCTTTTCATATGGACTTGGGGAGGGAACCAGTGATATTATAGCATGTATGCCAGTTCTTGTTACAGAAGATATGATTGGGAAGAAAATTGGCGTATTTGTTGGAATAGAAATGAAAAAAGAAAGCACTAAGAACAGAGCAAAAATTAAACAAAAGGCTTTCATAAAAAGCATCCTATCCTGTGGAGGGAAAGCGGGAATTGCATATGACATTGAAAGCGCAAAGGAAATAATAAATGAATAAGATAATTTTAGTAGCACTGCTAGTAGCATCATGTGGGTGGAATAATAAAGGGGTTGAGTACGTTGACAATTACGATGGAGACACAATCACGGTGAATCTCCCATGCGATATTGACGTGCTATGCCATAATGTAAAGGTTCGTGTGAGAGGGATTGACACGCCAGAGATCCGCAAACGCCACCAAAAAGAAAGCGCTATTGCTGTGCGAGAATATGTTAAGAGCAAGTTATCTAACGCAGAAAACATTAAGCTATATAATATGGAGCGCGGGAAATACTTCCGTGTTGTAGCAAATGTTGTGTATGACGGCGTTGACCTTGGCAAAGAGCTACTCTCTTTAGATATGGCAAAGCCATATTCTGGTCAAGGAACAAAGCCTTATTAATAATATCGTACGTATTACAATGCTTTATAACTTTCTTTATTTTACGTGTTGACATGCTCATTTGTTCATGTTATATTTTAATCATACAAGCAAAGGAGATTGAAATGGTACAGGTTAAAGAGTTAAGTACAAGTGAAGTTCTAAAGATGGTTAGCAAGCCTAAGCATAATGCATTCATAGACAGTTACAAAAAAGAACTTCGCAGAATGTATATTAAGGACATTGTTAGATACAATCTAATAGACACTAAAAAGAAACAATATAGCGTATAGGTGCAGGGATGAAGAAACAGATTAGAGACTACATCGAGGCGAATATAATTTGGTTCGCCAAAGACAATGATTATGAATGCGCAGAGCATATATATGACTCTATACAAGGATCTGTCCAAAAGACGTTCCATGAAGTGATTGATGAAGAGGCTTGTATTAGCGATATGTTTCAAAAGTTAGGATACAGTGACTTTATAGAGTTATTTGACACTGTCACATGGGCAAATGAACTGTCCGATTATATAACAGAAAAAGATCGTGTTAAAGCATACCCCGACCTGGACAGTGACTTTATTGAATGGTGCGTTGAGAAATATGCTTAAAGGAGATAGATATGAGAACACATGAAGAAATTTTTAAAGCTCACAATCGCACAGCAAAGCGGGGCGGGGAAGAAGGTATAATTAAAATATGCGCAAACAGCATGGCAAAGATGGTTGTAATGTTTTGTTCAGACGACAAGTGCGAAGAGATTAAAAGCGGGTATGTACAAAGAACAATAAAACGAGAATATGTAAAAGGATAGGAAGATGAATAGATTTAGGTTTAGAGTTTGGGATAAGAGTGATGGAGGATGTATTGAAAGCATGTCTCTTTGCAATTATGGGTTTCTCACGATGCAAAATGGTGCCGACATAGAAGATGATGGATTTTCTGTAGATGACTGCATTATAGAACAATGCACAGGACTAAAGGATAAGAACGGAAAGCTTATTTATGAAGGTGATGTTGTTATATATGAATCAGATAAGTATTTTAGAGAACCAACAAGATGCTTAATATTCTGGGATGAGAGCTACCTGCAATTCAGGTTCCAGTCTGTTAAAGGTGATTATATTGATGATCTGCTTTATATAGACAGTATAGAAATAATCGGAAACATACATGAAAACAAGGAACTATTAAATGATAACCAATAAAAAACAAGCAACTTTTCTAAAGAAAAAACGCAAAGAAGCTTCAATGACGCAGAAAGATGTTGCAAAGAAAATAAACGTAGCAGAACGCGCATATATATATTATGAGCATGGGGAGCGTAAAATGCCAGCAAAGGCATTTGTAGAGTTTTGCCATATGTTTAATCATGAAAGTATCGTGAAGAGATTTTTAAAATGGATAAAAAGTTAGCAACAACAGTTCTTCTGTGTTGGCTGTGGATAAGTGCGGCACTTAGGCTTATAGGAATAGGGTACTGGTTCGTTCCAATAGCTATATTAATGATATTTGCTGCGGCATGTGTCTACAGAATAATAAAGAGAACAATATGAAGCCAAAGAAAGTAAGGGCTCAAATGCGAAGGTTAAAGCGTAACGGTGCTATATATGGTCGTCTTGAGTGTAAAAAAGACAAGACAAGGTCCCTGCATCATAATAAAGAGGTGTGTGAGGGAGGACAGAACAACACTGAGAATATTTCTTACTTGCCAGACTGGTTGCATAAGTTCTACCATAAGCTTAAAAGAGATGGTGAATGCGATAAAGTGATGTTTGAACCAAGAGTGCCTACTTATGAAGAAACATATGAACAAATAGAAAAAGCTGTATTAAGCAGTTATATGGAGAATGAAAGATGAGTGAATGGAAAGATGCAAATAAGGAAGATCCGAAAGAGTGTCGAATGATCTTAGTTGAAAAGCTACTTAACGGAGAATGCATGAAAGTTGTTGGATATTACCAAGATTTTGACTTTTGCTGTGGTGAGTATGATGAAATACTTGCATGGAAATACATATAAAGAATTGGGGCGTGGCGGAATAAGACGCACGAAAAAGCAGGGCAGATAGTGGTCGAGTTGCCGTAAGGTTTAACAGAGGACGCTCCTAGGAAGGCTGTCGTGTAGAGTGAAATTCTCTACCGCCCCACTGAGACAACTTATTATTAAAACCTTACTATATGAAAACTAAAAAAAGTATATTACAAGAGATCATTGAAGCATTCTGTGAAGTGCTTGTAAGCTTTATAATTATTAAACCTAGAAAAAATGGCAAAAGAAAGTAAATGCATGCCTGATTATAAGAAGTGCTTGCTCTGCACTTGCTTGACAGACAGAGAATACAGCGCAGAAGCACATCCTCCTTCTGATAAAGAAGAAATTGGTGGATACTGCATAATAAATGAAGAGCAGATCAGTGTTGAAGCTGATGAATAAATTAAAGGGGGTGAGATTCCCCCGAAAGAATTAAAGGAGTGAAAGATGAGTGAATTAGATCAGATTAAAGAGATATTTCCGAATGCGTCTGCTCGTACAAATAAAAATACTGGTACTGTTAGAATTCATTTATTTGGGACATCGTACGTATCACAAAACGAATTTTCGAAGGAATGGTTTATATTTATTGATGGACTAAGGTTCCATACACCGTATTTTGATTATATAATTAGAGCACTGAAGGAAATTAAAGACGCTTGAAAATTATTACTTACTATTAAACTATTTTTTAATTTAAAATTAAACACCATGTCTAAATCGAAAAAGAAAAAAGGCGAAAAAACAACTTGTAAACCTGTAGCTTTTAGATGCTATGTATGCTCTCATCTCTTAAATAGAGACGATATAACAGATACTAGATTTCAAGGAGTCTGTTGGATAAGTGGAAAGAAGATAGATCTTGTAAGAAAATAAACCTTTTAAAACGAAAAACCATGGTACACGATGATTTTTATTTTTTAGATGAAGAGGTGAATGAGGATGAAGATCCGAAAATTGACCAAGAAGGAGACGGTGGAAAAGAGAATATCGATAATGAAACCGTTGACAATTGCCCCGAGGGTATCATTGAATCTTTAAAGAATGATAATTAAAAATTAGAGGCTGTGAAAATCGGCCTCAAGAATTAAAGAAATACATTTTGGTAAACAGGTCAAATCTGACCGGTTTAAAATAAATGGAAAAGGAAAGAAAATGAGTGGGTTTATATTTTTAAAAGTAGCTATTGTATGCCTTTTCCTCATGGTTGCAGTAGGTCCAGGACATAGCAAGGCTCATAATATTATCATAAATATACTATTCTATACATTGACAATATCTTCAATAGCAGGTGTAGCTGTTACAGGAATAAAATAAAAAAGGAGCCTAACAATGAAAACATTAGAACGAATTGATACACCTGTTGAGGGAAGTATTATTAGAGCTGATAATGGTTATGAGTTTGCGGCCGATAAAGTATTCAGAGGTACCGATTTTTATTATGTGATAACATCTCATGAATCATATCAGGTTCCATTAGATACAAAGCCTATAGGGTATATAAATATCACCCACGAAATAATCGACGGCAAGCTAGTAAAGATCCCTCGTGGTGATATAGCTGTGGGTGACGTTTGGATAAACGACTCAAGCGAAGCATTGTATATATCAAATTTTGAGTACGGTGAGGCTGAGATGATTAGTCATGACGGAGATGTTCAAAGTGTGAAAGATTTAAATAGCATAACTGAACTTGAAATACAATTAAATTCTTGGGGATTTAAACGCGTAGGCATAGCCACACAACCAATCCAGTGGATTAAAACAGAGGGGTAAAGGGATGATAACCGTTGCAATATTAATTAATGGAGAGCCTATCATGGCTAGATCTGCAGTTAATCAAGCAAAACAAGATAAGGATGGGTTTACATTATATAAAACTGATTGTGGAAAAATAATAAAACACAAACCAGAAAATGGTGCGATTCCTCTAGCTAAAAGAATGTTAGATTGTATAGAGGAATAACCATGGGCAAAAACGATGAGTAAATTAAACAGAGGAGTAGAGGGATGGATAGATTTAAGTTTAGAGTGTGGGATGATAAAGACAAAACATATAAGTATAATCATCCATATAATGGAATTGGCTTGTTTTATATAGCAGAGAATGGGAATCTGTTTTCGGACTTTGGTAATGCAGTTGCACCAGAAATTAATAAAGAGCGGCTCATAATCCAACAATGCACAGGATTAAAAGACAAGAACGGAAAGCTTATTTATGAGGGGGATGTTGTTAGGTTTAATTCTATAATTGGCAAGAAAACGTTGAGGACTGTTGAAAGGGATATATGCAACCCATGCTTTGTTTTAAAGGAAGTAAAAAATAAAGATTATAAAGGCTATGTGGATTATGAATTCGATTTTATACAATGTGATAGAGCTGAAATAGAAATAATCGGAAGCATACATGAAAACCCTGAACTTTTGAAGGACTAATCATGAACGACACTTTTTTTAGAATTAAAGTAAATGGTCTGTTTTACAAAAATATCCAAGAGGGAGGAATGTATACATACTATGAGGACGGGACAAGGACCGTTGCTTTATTTAGGTATAGAACGTCACCTAACTCGTTCACGTCGTGGAAGATTAAATCAACTGCAATGAAACACATACGCTTGCTTTTAAAGAGAGGAGTAGCCAAGAAAAGAATTGAACTGCAAAAATGCGAGATAGGAAAGATAACGATAGAACAGATATAGTGAGAAAGATAAAATGAACAACACAGATCTAAAAGAATTAGAAGCAATCATAAACAGCTTTGAAGACAAGGACTGTGATGAGTACTGGGAGCTGTTAGAAAAGTACCATGAGATGGAAATATCTATAATACAGCAACAAATACAAGAATTAAGCATAGGGAGGTAGGGTATGAACGAAACACTAGACACATTAGAAATTAAAATGAATGAAATAGAAGATAAAACAAGTGACGAATACGTATTGCTTAGAAACATGTACGTTAGAATGATTAATGAGCAGGTATTGTCAACAGCAGAAAAGGAGCGGTAGGATGGAAAAAACAGAGTACAAAGACTACACAATATACAAAGACCGCAAGAACAAGCATTACTGTATATACTCAAGCGGATTAGAAGGGTATCTAAGCGCAAAGATAGTTTCCGAGGAGCTTGAGAAAAAAGGATGGACTTATAAAAGCAAAAATCCTGACGAAGTATGCTTCGACTGCGGCAATAAGTATGGGTCAATGCCAAAAGGACATTCCCCAGGATGCTGGAGAGGGACTTGTGGCATATGCGGTAAAGAAAAAATGGTAACAGCCCCACGAGACTTTAGAGGGCTGCCAAAATGGAAGGGATAAAGGAGCGATAGAATGGGAATTATAGGTAAATTATTTTGCAAACATGATCAAAAGAAGGCGGTATGCTCTAAAATAGGATATGTTGGGAGCTCTTGCGTTAAATGCGGAAAAGTTAAGATGTCTAAGTGTCGACTCCGTCATGCAAAGATGTCTAGCAATGCATTTCCTAATAATATGAAGGAAGTATTTTGTTTTAGCACACATGATTTTCTGTTTAGAATTGCAATATATGAATGTATAGAGTGTGGAGCGCGCTCCACGAGCTCAAGACTTAACTCAGTCTGGAATCATCAAGACGCTCTGTGTAAGGATCTTTCCTATTACGGGAACCAGTTTATGAATGGCCATATTAATCTTATGGATCTCAAAGTTAGTGTTCTTGATTCTTATGAAAGATATATAACAGAAGAGTCTTCCAAAGAGCGAAAAGAGGATGGACGGAAGTATTTAGAAAAGATTCGGGAAAAATATTTAAAGGAGCAGTAAAATGGATAAGCACAATGACTGTCATGGATATACTATTTTTGACAAAGAGGAAGAAAAATACGTAACAACGTACAAAGGTCTAGAGGATGCTGGAATAGGTATTGCCATTTTTAATGGAAGGGTAATAATAAAAACACATGATAAATCAAGATATGACGTTGTACCAGCTAATCAAAAACAAGGAGATTTGACATGAGTAAATACTTAGATGAAGTTAAACACCAAATGGATATGATGAAAGACAAGACATGCAAGGGGTATTTATTTCTATTAAAAATCTATATCGAAGAACAGCAAAAAGAGGTTGATAGAATGTCAAACGAGCTTGCTGCTGAGCACGTAAAACAGAATAGACTTGAGAGCGGGCAGGATGACCTTGAGAAGGACTCGGGCATTGACAGCCAATACCTTAGTCAGAGTGACTATGAGATTTTTAACGGGAACGAGCGATAATATGCCAAAAGAAGGAGACAAAACAACAACGCCTATAGAAGTATTGAAAGAATTGGCGGAGCTTATAGAAAAAGCTATTGCTGAACTGATTAAGCAGGAGAAAGAGCGATGAGCAAACACAACAGAATGAGACGCAAGTCCGATCATCTTAAAAAGTTCGAAGCACTAATCGAAAAAGATGGAAAACACCATAAGCATAACACATCAAACGTAGGCAGTCACATGGAAAGAACCAAGGACCGTGAACAACAAAAACTAATGGGGAGGCATTTTGGAAATGAAAGATAATGAAAAGATTGCAGCTGTTGAATGTCTTAAAGAGGTGCTCGAAAGCTATATGGATTTTATAAATATTGTTTTGCATGAGGATGACAAGGTGCTGCCAATGGCTGAGCATGCGATAAGGAAATGGAATCCTGTACTAGTAAGAGTAACAGAAGATCTAAAGGATATTAATGATTAGAAAGCTACATACAGCACTACTATGTTTTTACGGCGCTGGGTACACATCTGTTGCATTGCTAGTATCAAAAGAAGACCCTGTATTAATAGGGCTCCTTGTAGTCATTATGCAGACTGCTATGATAGATATTGCACACGATAATATGAAAATGAAAGGGAGATAAAATGTATGAGGATCTGACATGGGAAGAATTGTGTGCAATAGAAGACGAGACAGATCCAGATATAGATCCTGAAACATACATGGCTGCATGGGACGAAATGAAAAGACGCACTGATATACGTAATCAAAAAGCATTAATAGCAATGCATACAGAAAGAGAAAGATAATGCAGTACACATTTGAAACAGTTCCAAACAAAACACTCTTTACATACGGTGGATCAAGATTCGCTAAGAATAAGGATGGGGAGATCTACCGAATATCTAAAAAAGGAACCATATCAAGAATACGTTACGCTTCAACAACACAATACTTAAACAGAGTTGTTAAGATAGCTAAATAAGAATTACTTATTATTAAACTTAAATTTTTACATTATGTGTAATCAAGTATTTATAGTGATTTTGAATGAGATTTACTCTGGCAGAGTAACAGAAACAAAGTTTAACTGCGTACACGTGAGGGTATCTTCAACTCATACAGTAATAGTGTCGCCGTCAGAGATACATTTCTCAGAAGAAAGAGCTAAAAAAATGATTAATTAACCATTTAAAACTATTATTATGTCAAAGCCTAAAAACATTGTTTATGCAATTAATGGAGACGAATTGTACTCCGGAAAATTAATTAAACACGAACAAAACGGAATTTCTGCAATTCAAGTGAATTCTAAATTCACACTGTTTGTAGACTCAAAAGATGTGTACACAGATAGCGATGAAGCTTGGAATGTATACAGTGCAATGCAAGCAGATAAAGAAGCAATGAAGAATGAACGTTAAGAAAAGAGAGGCCTGTTAAAGGGCCTCTTTCTTACAATCAGTCCATAGGGAAGCTATTAAAGATGTTTCTTCTAAGCACGTATTATACCGATCAAGGTATTCGTAGCACTCTGAATCCCCATCACATATGCGTATAACCTCCGAAAGATCAACTGGATAATTACTTACGCATCCGCCAATACTTAACAGCATTAATAAGCTTAGAATTCTTTTTTTCAATCTTTTTCTCCGCTGAACGCTTACCATCTAGGAGACCCTTCACATAAAGCAAAGGATACCCGATAGTCTTTAAAAGCGATGTTAGCTTTTCCACTTACAGTCCAAGTTTCTTAATCCATTCAGAAAAGATGTTCACATATGAACGTAATCCGCCTAACCATGCAACAATCTTAGCGATCCATGCATTGTCTTTTACTGTTGGCGTGATTTGTGCGATTGGCAATAAAACCATTTCGCATCCATAGATTAACCATGCGATAAAATTAATAGCAACGATTGGTAATAGTTTAACGATTGATAAGATTAATGTAATAACTCCCATAATAAACTCCTGTTTTGGATTAGACGTTTATTATAACAAATGATGAATGCACTGTCAATCATGTATGAAAAAGCCCCTCAATTAAGAAGGGCTTTACCGTCGGGATCTTGCATATATATTATGCAACATAATTAATCAACTTGTCAAGACATACTAGCTTATGTGACATATTATATTTGTATTGTTGGAGTTTTGTATGCAATAAAAACCCTCTGCTAGAACAGAGGGCTCCATAACCTGATAAGGGAGTTTAGAAATTCCAACAAATCATAGTATATAACACTTTGATAGTATTTCTTTGAGTCTTCCTTGTCAAGACTTGAATTTATTAATAATTAAAACGGCAAGCTCTAAAGCCTTTTTCAGTATAGTGTCTTTCTTTGCAATCTCTATACCGCAATCCATGCCAAAACATAAAGCGCTGTCAGACCTATTCAGCCATCCATCTAGAAATACTCCCTGCGAAGGATTGCTTTTCACAATATCATTGTAAAACTGATCCCTCTTTTGCTTAAGAGAATACAGTAAAGAGGGCTTATATTGGTCTTTGTACGCACCGATAGTACGGCTGCCTATAATTCCATCAGCCTTTACGCCTAACGCGCGCTGAAGAGCCTTATACGCATTCTCGTGCCCGCTATTGATGGCGTAGTCAAATAGAAATACTTTTATTTTATAATTAAAAGGAAGCGCGTCTATTTCATCCCAAAATTCTTTTTCATAAAATTCAAGCTTCATTACTTTCAGCATCTTATTAGATCTTAGGGACTTGTTTAAACTTGATTTAGTTTTGTTCTTTTCTTTTGCAAGGTCTACGGCTTCCCATCCTTTCCACTTAGGATGCATGTTGCGGGCAATTCCACCCCATGTCTCACCACCTTTGTCGTTAGGATGATTTACATATTCGCCTTCGGCCTCTTTTATAAAAGACATCGCGTAGGAAAACCCAGTAATATTAGTCATTGCATTCCCCATTAAGATAGTGCAGAAAATGCACATAGTTAAAACTTTCAAACAGAAACTCTGTTATGTGTTAAAAGGTGTGGATGGGGTGCTTTTACTTGTCTTGGTTTCATCGACCTAAATACATTCTTGCATAAATAGACCATCTCACCCTAGTCGGGGTCTCCCCTTACGCCAGATCCTGTCTGTAGAATATAAGGTGCACCTGCCCTAGCTTCCGCCACATCCACATACTTACTATAATGTCTATTTAAACACTTGTCAAGTTGTGCCAGAATAACACCATAGCAAAGAATGCTATAAAGAAAATCATTGTGGCCACAGAAAGATACACAATCCACTTTGCGCGCCAACCTTTATTGAATATCTTAAGGCTGTTTATTATGTACGTATCTGTTTTACTTGGCATCCCTCTCTCCATATATTTTGTCTAATTCAGCGCTTAACGTTCCGTTTAAAGTATCCATTGCACTCTTCACCGAAGGCATGCTGAATTTGAATGCCCAGTATAACGTCTCTAACATCATGTAGATTTGATCTGCCTTTGAAAGATGCTCCATTTCAAAAATGCTCTCAAAGCGAACAACTGTCTTTTCAATGGCAGGCCTATGCAGCTCCCCAAACTTCTCAACAAATATGCGCATTGAGTTGTTTCTTTCACGTAGAAAAGAAAATTTCTTATCGAATTCATCTATAGCTCGCTTATCATATATTGCGCACAGATCACGTATTTTATTAGGATGGAATTCAATTACTTTTGAATATTCAAATCGACGAACAACATCCTTCATTGCATCCTCAAATATAACGACCTTAATAGGAAAGAATGTGTCAGCCAAATCCTTTCTCCCTTTATCCTCAATGATCCATGACGGGATGTCCTCTTTTCTCTCCTGCCTCATAAACGACCAGAACCGATGATCCTTAAGCATCCTAACATCTTGCTTATGAATGACGGCAGATCTTATAAACAGGACGAGCTTCAATATAAAATCGAAGCCCACCTTTTTAAAAATGTTAAAAACTGTATTCATCCTTATGCGAGCCTATCAATCATAGCCACCCAATCTTGAACAACTGGCTCGTTTGCGAACTTAGAAAACGGACGTGACCGCAAAGCATTGCGAATTGCGTTGTTATTGCTCCGTTTAAATTTAGCTTCCCCAAAGAAGTGCAGCCATCCAAAGCATTTATTTTTCCATTCACGCGGATCATAGTTATTCTTCATGATTAGTTCAGGACGAATACCCTTGCTATGTAAAACAGTTGTTGGTATATACTGCTCAATAGAAACGTTGAAGTCCGACATCATAGAAGGATCCTGTAAAATGATCTTGTCGTAATTGTCACGGAATACTTTTAACGCTCCGTCTGCAAGCTCTTTAATCAGTTCTAAATCATTCCCACCAAATATACCGCAATTGTAAGCGATTTTTTCGCGTACGTTTGCTTCATAACGGTGGTACTCTGCTGGAAGAATGAAATCATTCTCCTTAAAGTATGCGCGTGACGTGTTGTAAAGCCTCCAGTCGGCACTCTCTAATCCCTGAGCAATAATGCGAGCACTGTCTGCCTTAGGACGTAACGGCGCAAACAAATAAGCGTCAAGATCAATGTGGGCAAAAGGTACTTCCATCTGTGAGTACACAGCGAGCTTCCCATAACTCCAAAGATCTTTGTGAATATCCATCATAGGCATGAAGTCTTCATACGTTTCAAAAAGTGTAGTGACTTCTTCTTCCTTAAAGATCCCACACTCATCACATAACATCGCCTTCCCAGCATTGTCTGTGTAAAAACGAACCTCATCAAAATGCTTGCGAGCCTGACGAACGGATAGCGCCGCAGAGTTAAGCAAGCACTCCAGGTCAGGATAACCTGACGTTGGAATGTGATTGTCAAATTCTGCTGCTGTTTGTTGTGGCTTTGTCCACAAACTAAATACTGCTGTTTTAATCATTCTTAACTCCCTGATCCTGAGCCAGATCCTGAACCAACATTTGGCACGGTCTGATCTTGTAAATATCTAAATGAAATCTTTTCTGCCCCACTTAGGTCACTGCCAAACTTTTCAGGGATAATGTATAGTTGATCCCCTTCCTGGACTTCAAATGGCGTTCTTATAGTTTCTCCGCCATCTGGTGACATGAATAGCTTTGGACGCTTATCTGAGTGGACAATTAAATACCTGTCTCCAATATCAAGATAAGCCTCGTCCAGAGTCTCATTTACATAGACATTCCAAGGAGTCAACATAAATACATCTCCGTCTTCAATATCGTAAACTACTCCACCAGACTGTGCCTCCGAAAGCTTGTTTTCCGAAATAAATAATCCTGAATTATCGGACGCAGTCGAAAATACATAATTAGACCCATCCCAATAAGGCTCTAAATCAAAGCTTCCTATCTTAAGGTCACCAAGACCGCCAGCCTGTGATTTGATTGAATATGTCTTTTCATTGTATCGCACATAATATCTTATCCAAAAAGACTTTCCTATAAACGTGTTTCTAAGCTCATTAAACCCAGTTGGATTATCCAGATAAGAAGAATCGTTTGCAAGAACAATATCAGCACCATTGCCAACGAGCGACTTTGTTCGTCCAGTTGATTGCGCGTATTCATTGCCTACAGTTCCCGCTTTATTGTATTCTATGTACATTCCTCTCTCGAAAACAATTGTCAGTCTATTATTGCTGGAAAATCCAAAATTTTGTACAGCTTCGACAGTGTTCGTGCCGGTTATGTTTCCTGGAAAGGTTCCAATCGTCCATACAGAATTCACAGGTCTTATTCTGTATATAAAAATAAGATATCCTCTATGTTCTGCAGCAAATGCATTCCCGCCAGTAACTCCCCGTAGTTTTTGGGCAATCTTAAATGAAATTTGTTTTTGATCGTCTGTTGAGTTAATATCTACTTGAACGGCAGTCTTTCCACCAGGAGCAGGGTCCACACTTCCACCATCCACGTTTACCCAAACATAGTAATCTGTTCCGTTATCTGATATCTCAAAATAAGTACCTGAATATGCATTTGCATCTGAGCCAGTTGGAGTGATCCATGCAAACTCCATATCAGTTAAATCTACATCATAAGCAGTGTCAGTCGAAAAATCATAGCGATACATAAACATACTAGTAAATGACTGATTTTTTTGAGTCACATATGCATTTTGTCCATCCGTTCTAAGTCGATCCCCTTTACTTGATAGGCCTGATTTAGTGTAGAATTTTAATATGGTTCCTGTATGATCGATTTGAAATACAGTAAAATCATCTGATTGTGTTACCCTAGAAGTCATTATGTAAACATGCGTTTCATCAGCGACCATATCTTCTATTCTTTGAACATCTGGCGACCCTGCTGCTGTTTGAAGATCTGAGCAATTTTTAGACCATAGCAGTGTCCCAGCGCGATCATGCGCAGTTAATCCAGCTGGTGCAGCGGGTCCGAATAAAACAGCATTAAATACTTTGCTCGTTGTGAACTTTGTCACATATGAACGTTCACCATTCCATTTTCCACTGTAATCTTTGTTTATGTTTAAGTTTACAGGAAGATCTGTTGGTTCTCCGTTATCTAAGATATTGTGCTCGCCGTCAATAGTTACAGCAAAAACAGACTCTTCTTGCGGGACATGTTGTGCAGGCGTATTTGTAGCCAACTTCTCATCATTTCCCAGCCCAGGATCAACTGATGCACGTGTTATTTCAAACTCTTCATTTACCGCGCCAATAGAATTTACTCTTATGTACCCACCTATATTAGATGGAGTGTAATTTGAAAACTGTTTAAGTCCTGTTGACCCTTGATGATGGATAATAGAAGCCGCGCCATTTCCGTTCAAAGAACTTGTTGCTGTTCTATCTGAAGCAGAGTAACTAACTGTGATTCTATCACTGTTAATAAATTTACAATACAACGTAGGATAAGTA